ATACATATTATCATTCGATTATAATCAAAGACATAGAAAAGAAATTGTCTTAGCCAAGGAATATATTGAACATATTAACAGCCCAGTGACAAATAAAATCAAAGATTATAATGTAGTTAATTTGGGTTTTTATAGTGAATTAGCTTCTACATCTTCGTTGACTAATAAAAATATTGATGTACCTAAAATGAAAGATATTATAGGACATCCTCAAAGTGTCACGTATGTGCCTAACAGGAACATGGTTATGTTATCTATTGCAGTTGGATATGCTGAATCTGTTAAGGCTGAAGATGTATTGACTGCAGTAGTAGCATTGGATAACTTATCAGGATATTGGGATACCACACCAGAATTTGTTAATAATTTTAATAATACAATACATTTAAATAGATTAAACAATATTACCATTCAATCTCCGTTAGTTAATATGAATAAAGAGGACATTATTAAAGAAGGAATAAAATTAAATGTAGACTTTTCCAAATCATGGACTTGTTATGAAGGATTAGATAAAGCTTGTGGTGTATGTCCTAGTTGTTCGGGCAGATTGTCAGGATTTATAAAGGCAGGATATATTGATCCTATTGAATATCAAATACCAATAGATTGGGCAAAACATAACTGTAAGGATATAAAATAATATGTGTGCAATATCAGGAGCTCCTACCATTGAAAAGGCGTTTAATTTGTATCAAAATGGTTTAGAACGCGGACACTATAGTTCAGGTCTTTTAATTGTTACAAAAAAATCCCCATATATTTTAAAACAAAAAGATCCATTCAATTTGAAAGAATTAAAAAAATATACAAGATCCTATAAAGAAGATATTATATATTATGCGCTTCATTCAAGGGCTCCAACCAACACAACAGAAGAAAAATGGGACCATGAAACAACACATCCATTTAATTTTTGTTCATATTATGTAGCACATAATGGAATAATAAATAATTTTAAACAATTTCCGGAAAATTCAGAATTTATGATTGATAGCTCTATCATTCCATATCATTTGCAAGAATCAAATGGAGACATTGCATCTGTATATGCCAAATACACCGGTTTATTAACAAGTTGGATATTTGAATCTTCGGAAAATAAATTTAATGTAGTCAAAGCAGGTTCAACTCTTCATACGGATAAAAATTCATTTTCATCCGTTCCTTTCCCTGGTTCAACACAAATTGATAAAGACGGTATAATTTTTGAATTGACATCAGATAACCTTTTACAAGAAATTTCTCATTTCACATACAACAATCCTTATTTTTTATTATGAAAAAAGTAGTATTAATAACTTGCACCCGAATTAAAAACATGGAAGATTTTAAGAATCGACCAATTTTTAAATCTATAGAAAAATTAACTAATTTATATAGTTTAAAAGAATTTGACTTTAAAATTTGTTCAGATAACAAAATTGGTTTATCTGAAGTGTATAATTCCTATATCAACAACAAAGAGCATATTAATGATATTTTGTTATTTGTGCACGATGATGTTACTATAAAAGATTTATTTTTAGTTGAGACACTTAATAAATCTCCTTATGCAGTAACTGGATTGGCTGGGACTAAAACAGCCAATTTAAATGCACCTCCCGCATGGCATTTGATGTCAGATAAATTGGATTATGTGGGAGAAGTGATGCACACAAAAGAAGACACTACATGGACTACAGTTTTTGGGCCTACAAAAACCAGAACTTTATTGATTGATGGACTTTTTATATCAATCAATGTAGAAAAAATCATAAACACAAAAGCAAGGTTTAATGAAAAATTTAAATTCCATCATTATGATTTAGCTTTTTGTTTTGAATGCAACAAAAGTAAAGTCCCTGTAGGAGTTATGCCAATTTCAGTTGAACATTATGGCATGGGGGACAGTATGCATAGTCAAGATTGGGTTAGCAGTTCAAATGAATTCAAAAAAGAATATAAAGCTTGATTAATGTCAGAAATATAATAAACTTTTTATATGATATACAAAACAAATAAGATTAATTACGATGGCTCTTTAATACATAATAGATTTGGATATGAATTTTACAGAGACAATTATAAACCAAATGGTGTTGTTGTTATTTCCAGGGGTAACATGGATGTTACTACAAATTTAATTGACCTAGAGGATAAATTAAACAATGATTATATCTATTCAGATGATGCTATAAATGTATGTTGGGAAATTCCTAATATGTGTAGTATGGGGTCTGTATTTTTTCAAAGACTTTTTATAAATTATGTGTCTCAAGAAATTCAGAAAATGTGTGGTTTTTTTGATATACAGGTCAGAGGTGATGACATTATGATCAAAAGAAATCAAGGTGATGAATTTAAAAAGGCAAGCGTTAGTATTACTAAGGTTATTGATGGTAATATAGCTATTGGTCATTTGGGGTTAAACATTTCTGCAGGAAACAAAGCGCCTAGTTTTGCATTTTCTTTAAACCTTAAAGACGAAGAAGTAGATACTCTTTGCAATAAAATAAATGATATGTATTATAATACATTACAAGATGTATTCATTGCTACTACCAAAGTGGTAATATGAAAAAAAATAATATTATAGACGGATTATTTCCGTTAATGAATTGGGTTTTAAAAAAAACTCGTCTAATTGATGATAATTTAAATTTTCCATCGTCTTATATATTAAATAGGTGGTTGAGTATGTCGGATAAAAATTCAGCCATTATTATTAACAACACATTTAATTATTGGAGTAATAAAAATGTGTTGTTTAATAACTCATATGATATGTCAAAGTTTTTAAGAGTAGTTTTACCTACAATTAAAAATAAATTTTCTTACATTAAAAAAACATCTCAAAATAAAAGTGAAAATGATGATGTAGAATTTGAAAGTAAAGCAAGGGAATGTTCTGAAAGAGAAATTATTCTTAATAAATCTTTACTTGCCTTATTACAAACAGTTAATAAATAAAAAATATGATACAAAGACCACAAACAGAAGATAAAATTGGCGGCAAGGTTCAATTAGATAATTACCAAGGACATTCTTTGGAATTGGAAGATTGGAAATTGGATAAAGTTTTAGATGATATATTAATGTGTCAATATGCGGACATTAATGATGACGGCACAGAGGTTAAACGAGGAAGTATTTGGGTTCCTATCAATGTTGTTAATCATGCATGGAGGGTTGGCAAAGTTCTTTTATCTGGACCCGATTGTAAAACTGTCAAAGAAGGGGATTATATTGTATTTCCTAACGACAAGGGCATACAAGTAGCCAATTTAAACGGATTAAAACATATTATATTTTTAAATGAAAGCAGAATTTTTGGAGTATGTTCTCCTTCTGAAAAGTGAAATTATCATTAACCGGATTAAAACAACTATGTTTAAGTAATGTAGTTGAACTAAAGTTTGACAGAAGAAGGCCACAGGGTTATACATTTCTTCACAGAAGAATGCTTTGTACGTTAGATCCGGTTATATTAAACTCCCAATCAGGTATAGAAATTTTAAATTTTAAAAAACCAACAATGCCCCCTCCATACGCCGCAGAACCAAAAAATTTATTAACTGTATGGGATATTATTATGCAGGATTGGAGAAATATACCAATAGAAAATACAAACGTTATTGCAACAGTGCCTACCAAGCCTCCCGAAAAGTTTTGGGAATATTTTAATAAGGTTATTGTAAAAATGACATCAAGACAAAAAGCAAATTTCATTAACAAATGACCATATCATCAACCAAATTAGAAGAAGCCTGTAAATTTTTATTACAAAAAACTGTAAATTTTGAAATAAAAAATAAAACAATAAAACAAGGAAGAATTGATTTGTTTGCGCAAAGAAATTTTTATTTAATTTTTCATTTGTCAACAAATAAAAAAGGTAGAGAAAAAATAGAAGTGCCTATTCCTTATGATGTAGAAATACACGAGGAAGATAATCTAGTATATTTTGATTATCGTATTAAAACTCTATCAAAATTTACACCAGATGCAGAACCTTTATTAAAACTATATGCAAACAATAATGTCAATAATAACAAATTTTGGAACACAATTTTAACTATTAATGCTAATGAATAAAAATATATTTTGTTTTAGTGCCTTTTCCGGCAAATATTATGAAATGTTGAGAGAAGATGTGGTTTTATTGGAAGATGGACATTTGCCGTTAAATAAAACACCAGATTCTAATTGTAAAAAATGTTATGGTCGAGGGCACAGAGGTTTAAATTTTCAAAATTTTACATATGAGCTATGTTCTTGCGTGCATAAACGCATAGATTTTGATATATTAAAACAAATTAATGTCAAAACACAATCTAACCAGTAATTTTCCAAAAGGATTTGATCCGAGACCATCACAAATAGAAGTTCTATCAAAAATAGAAAACATTTGGTCTTCTAATAAAAAATTTATTATAGCATGTTTACCTACAGGTATAGGTAAAAGTCATATAGCATATACTATTGCTAATAGTACAACAGACATTGATGCAGAACGTAAAAATGATATATTAAATTATGAAATATATAAAAAGAATCGTAACGGAGAATTTGCATATGACACAAAGCATGAAAATAAAAATAGATATGGGTCATTTATTTTTACCATTACCAGAAGTTTACAGGATCAATATCAAGAAATATTTAAAGATATAACATCAGTTAAAGGTAAAAACAATTACAAATGCCAAATAGACAAGGACCAAACTGCGGATTTTGCACCTTGTCTTTATTCAAAGGGTTTAAAAGAAAGTTGTTTTGCTAAAAACATATGCCCTTATTATGAAACGCGTAATAAGGGGTTGTCCTCAAAATTTTCTATATTTAATTATCGGTCTTTTTTTAATTTGAGAAATCATCTTCAAGAAAGAGAGATGTATATTTGTGATGAGGCAGATGGTATTGAAGAAGAATTAGTATCTCAATTTACTTTAGAAATTGGTTATAATTTTCTAACATCAGAAAATATAAAATTTGATAAGATTGTATCAGATAATACACGTGATGCATATAATTGGTTGGTGGATATTTACGGTCAAATTAAAAATAATTTAGATGAAGTTAAACAAAAAGCTTCTTTATTGTCACAAAAGAAGGGGTTTGATTCATTACATCACAAACAACTTCAGCAAATTAGCAAATTGACACGCATGTATAATTTAATGTCAGAAGCTATAGAATATTGGGATACGTGTCAATATTTAGTAGAAGATAAAAAGGCAGAAAAAGTTGTATTTGTACCTTATGATATTAAACCGTTAGCACAAAATATTTTTAAAAGGGCAGATAAAGTATTGTTAATGTCTGCAACCCTTAGTAATCATGAAGAATATGCTAAGAGTTTAGGTATTAAACCCGAAGAATATGAGTATTTTGAAGTTGATTCTCCATTTAATTCAGATAAATCCCCCATTTATTGTACAACTAAATTTAATTTATCATATAACAATAGTGGGGATTTACATAAAATAGTAGATGCATCATTAGAACTGTGTAATAAACATAAAAACGAAAAGGGTATTATTCACACACACACTAATGCCATTACTGAGGCATTTAAAAAGAAAATAGGCAACAATCATCGATTTTTATTCAGACAAGTAGGAGTATCAAATGAAGAGATATTAGAAGAACACAAAAACTCCACACATCCTACAGTTTTAATAAGTCCTTCATTAGATACAGGCATTAGTTTGGATGGAGATTTGGGAAGATTTCAAATCATAACAAAAGCACCCTTTCTACCATTAGGTTCAAAAAGAATTAAAAAGAAGTTTGATAATAATCCCCAACATTATAAAATGAAAATGTTAAATAATCTGGTACAAATGGCAGGAAGATGTACCAGATCATCTAAAGATTATTCAATAACTTATATATTAGACGGTGTAGCTACTAAATCCATTACATCCAATAAAGACAAATTACCTAAGCATTTCATAAAGCGTATACAATAAGTAAGTATAATAGTGAAAAACTGGACGTTTAATAGAGAAATTCAAACCTTATTAGAGCAATTTACTTCTGCTTTTAATGATATTATAGTTAAAAGAGATAAACAAAATGGCTCTGCCGATATTATTAAGGCAAATTTTATATATGCTCCTAAACAAAGAGTTTTTGAAGTTTTAAGAAACCCAGCACCCGGTGGTATAACCCTTCCGGCAGTTTCTATTAATATATCCTCTATTCAAAGAGACCCCACTAGGACATTTAATAAATCTTGGGGATTTAATATAGAATCATTATCGCCAACAACATCAGCAACCACAGATTTTGTTAAAAGAATTAAAAATCCAGTACCTATTAACATAGGAGTTAATATGACAATGGTAACCAAGTACCAGTCTGATATGGATCAAATAATTTCAAATTTTGTTCCATATTGTGATCCGTATATTATTATTTCTTGGAAACTTCCAGTATCTCAAGGGAAGGAATATGAAATTAGAACAGAAATTTTGTGGTCTGGTACTGTTAGTTTAAATTATCCAACAGAATTAAATGGAAATCAATCTTACAGAGTATCCGCGGATACCTCATTTACTATAAAAGGTTGGTTATTTAAAAGCAAAGAATTAAATGAAAATTATAAAAAAATATACGTTATAAATTCAGATTTTGTTGCTGTGAACGAACAAGATGTATATTCCACTAAGCTTATTACAGATTTAGAAAATTATCAAACAGATTTTGTGTCTATATCTGCTAGACCACAACCTCGTTGGTGTTCACCTTTAGATTTAAATTATTCACGAACTCATGCTCCTCTAGATTCTCGACCTCGTATAGAAATATTTGGTAGTCACTTTAAAGAAACACGAGCAATGTATATAAGTGCCTCTAATCCAGAAACTTTTCTTAGCGATAATGAAAAATTCTTTAATCCTTTTAGTACACAAAAAAACCTTTCTGCAAACTATCCCGGATTTAAAGGATTTCAAATACCAGAATTCACAATTTATTCAGAAAATTATACATCATTTCAATTTCCATTTGTGATAACAGGTGAAACACAGCTTGATGTCATTTTAGAAAATGAAGCAGGATACGGTTCTATCATTAAAGACACTAATATTAGAATGAAAAGTTTGAGTGGAGACGGATATGTTTCACCTATACTTGATGGTATAAATGTTTTATCAGCCATCAGATAATTTTTTTTTAATTATTTAATATTAATTAATCCCAACAAATATTTTGATTGATTACAAAAAGATACAATAGTTTCTTTTGTGTTATTAATTCCACATTTACTGCCATCCACAAAAGTTTTAAATTCCAAACTACACAAAACATCTATTATAACATCAATAGTTTTGTATATTTCATTTAATTTTTCTTCAGAAGATGCTTTATATAACATAGCATCATTAGGATCTATAATAGGAGTAGATACATTAAAAGGAGATCTTTGATCTTTTACCACTCCTATAATTTCCTCTTGTAAGGAATCAAAATTATTTTCTAAATTATCATACAACTTTCCTAAAATTTTATGAACCTGAAAATTATCTGTATACCAATGCATTAATTTTATTAAAGAAAGTATATTTGACAAGAATATGCCAAAGCTCTTTGACCCGTCTAAGTTATAGTCAATTTGACTTATTGTAACAGTGGTTATTGATGTCATAATCTTTTAAATATTATAGTTCTTATAACCAAATCTCCTACACCTGTATCTGATTTGTTTACTAATATAAATTCTGGTATTTGTTCCAATTGTTTTTGTTCTGGTATAGGGTCCCTATTTCCTTTTTCAAAATATTTATGTATGTCCGAATATTTCATCGGCGTAACTTTGCCATCCGATGTATTTAATTGCCACTGTAATTTTATTTTTGTAAATTCTGTATCTAAACTATCTAATCTCTCTTCTTGGTTTTTAAACCAAAATTTCCACAATTTTAAGGGAAATAAAATATTTAAAGCGCCTCTTCTTTTTTGGCAAGCCGCACACATTTTTTCGTTTTTTGTTATAAATGTGGTTATAGGTTGAATATATCTTGAATGTAAAGTACATGCAATGATATCCCCTAAACCCTCAGCATATCTGTATCTTAAAAAGGGCTCTGTATTCATTTAGGTATAGTAGGCCACTCTACATCTGTTGAAGATCTAAAACTAGAAGGAATATTTCTAAGATTTTTTCTATATTCTCTCCAAAGTTCTTTTTGATCTTCATTTAATCCTGCGTCAGGTAACTGAGTCCAATCACAACTTTTTAATAAATGATCTCTTATTTCTCTAATTGTATTCCAATTTATATTCATATAATTATCGTGTTTCTGATATCCATATATCTGCATTTATATCTGCATACACATCTGTAGATATTAATTCTGAAGTAAAAACAATTTCCAAAGAAAAATAACCTGTAGTAGTTTGTGGACTAAAAGGAGGAATAAAAATGTGTTGAAATGATTTAGGAAGATCTATATCACCTGATCCTGTACCTGCTGCATAAAAATTTATAGGCAAAATTCGTGGACCTCCAGTTATAGAAAAACTATCTAAATTTTTAGGAACCCATTTTAAATCATATAAACACAATATATTTTTTAATGTAGTAGCTAAATTTGAAGGGGCATGTTTATTACAATTAATTTGAAAAATACCCATAAATGTATGTGACAAATCATCAAATGCAATGAGTTCATTATCTGAACCCTTTATTTGAATTTCATTTTTTGAAGTACTAACATCTACTTTTTGTATAATTCTATAATAATTATTTTTTATCATCAACCCAGACAATAAATTATTTTTTATTACAGACCAAGAAGTATACCCTTCTGGGATTAAGGCATCTTCTCTATATCCAATTAAATAGTCAGTATCTAATATTTCTGATCTTAATGATAAATTTTCTAACATAATTTGTGTATAATATATATTTACATACTTATTTCAATAATCTATCCTGTATATTCCAAAGAGGGTATACCCTTTATAACTGCAGGTTTAAAATCCTTTTCATTTACAAACAAATTAGGTGTATAGCTTTTACCTATATTCATGCCCACATAACCCCAACTTGATTCAAGAACTGTAATAATTTTATGAACACCGGATATTACAGTTACAATATCTTTTTGAACTATATTTTTTTTATATTTTACATTTACTATTTTTTCTATGTATATATTTTCTTTAGTATATGTCATGTTATATGTAGTATTACTACTAGGAGCGGTTTTATCTATATTTGATTTTTTTAATACTTCATTAATTTTTTTAGGAATTGATAATGTATCTTCATCCCAACACAAAGTTTCCACTGCTACTTGGCCAGTATTACTACCCACAGAATTATATAACATGAACACAACATTTGATATAGTGTTCTCTGGATAATCTCTTGCCGGATACTTTTCATTTAAAAAACTTAATGCTATATTATGTATTTTATTATTTTCAGAAAAAATTGCTATTGATTCTGAATTTGTAGTTTGAATTTTTGATGTAAATGTATTATTATTATCTTGTATAATATTGTTT